CAATAAAAAACCAGCGCGAGGCTGGCTTTATTAACAATTAATATTAGCACTATTTAACATAAATGCTGGTTAATTATCGTTAATGTCAGCTATTTTCAACGAGCCATTCTTGCATGGTCGGAGGTTTGACGCTTTCAATTGCCCCACGCAATGAGGCAGCTCGATAAACCAATAGCTCATGCTTATCTGAAATGGTGAACGGGTTTCTATTTAGTATATGGCCGCCTAAATTCGGATACTTAACTTTATACTTAGGCACATTGCACGCTAGGTTGGTGCTATCAGCAGTGGCTAAAGGATAGTTACCCAACACTCGACCATCCAGCATTCTCAACCCATGTATCTTAGTATTACCAACGCCTAGCTTGTCCATGGCTAAAAATGCCAATTTCATTCTTGCGTGCCATTTCTTCGTGCGAATGGTTGCGTACTCGCCAGAACTGCCAAACGCTACACGGTCAAACCTTTTGCAAAGCCTTATTAGACGATTGATTGACTCATGTAAATGCCAAACGGGAACCGCTTTTTCTTTGGCCCAAAATGGCACTGAATCAACAAGCTTATCGTTCTCCCCCTCACTACCAGTTATTGTGTCAGGAATTATGAAGTGCTTAACCGTTGGATGGTAATAATACTGAAATAGCCAGTCGTAAAAATCAGGCCAGTCTATTACCAATCCACTCTTCCAAGCACTGAATGCGCCGTTATCAATCCATACAGATATAGCCTGCCTAATGCACTGCCTTATCTGGTCAGGTCTGGCGTATGAAACAAAGGCGCCGCCACTTCTTACACAAGCAGCCAAAACTTCGCCTTTATTACCCCATACAGGTGTGCCCATGTGGTGAATAATTTCAGCGGTTTCCACTAGTAAACCTCGCAGTGTGAAGTTTCAACAGTTCGAATCATTCGAACACCGTGTATAAACGTCCCATTCTGAATTTTAGTTGCCACGCCTAAAGCCTTTAGTTCGGTTAACATTGAAAACTCAGCGCTACCGAAATAAATCACAGTCGCCTTACTTCCAGTTAGAGCTGTGTCGATTAGCTTGCCTATAATTTTATTAGATAAATCTATTGCTAATTCTGTTTTCATACTTCCACCTTATTTATGCCAGTAGCTAGACTGGCTTTCAAATTAATATGCTAGTCTGAGAATTTAGTTGTTGAAATAACTTGGTCGTTACTTTCAATTTTAATGGTCTCACCAGCTTTCGGGGTGAACTCTGCGTAACATTTTTCCCACTTGCAAGGTTCGAATATCATAAATTTTCTATTTGTACTTGATAATTTTCGACCATCCCAAAACCAGACGTCTTTTGATATTGTCACATTGACATTTGGCTTAATGGTGTGAATGTATGCAGTCCTTCCTTTGTAGCTGTAAGAATCAATAAATGTAGAGATGAAATCATCAGGAATATCATTGAACAAATCAGGGTAATATTCCTTTATATCCATAATTATCTTTGGTACAACTTTTTTTCGGTAGTCTGTAATTTCACCGCCCATCATAGCTTGTGGCCTTTGTGATAATATATTTTTTATAATATTACTGTTAAGAACATCATTGGTAATGAATGGGGTTCCGTTCGAAAATAACCCACCAGTAGATTGGAAAGGTATTTTTTCACTTAGGTTGATAAAGCTATACGGGAACATCCAACCGCCTGGAACATTTGTGATCCTCTGTGGTGCTGACTTTAGAGCGTTTAGTGTCTGCGAGTACTTTTCTTTCCATCCCTTAATTTGCTTGTAAAACCCATTTGCTCGCTTTGTATACCCACGCTGCTTCGTGGCTTTACCAATTGGGCATTTAGAGCCAAAAGCGTTACCAACATTAATGCATGTACCATTTTTAAATGCGTCACATGAGTTACTATCACTACATGAAAAAATAGTTAACACAGATTTTTCGTTAGCTTTCTGCTTGAATAAAAAATTACCGCTTGTCGGATCGTATATGCTTACGTGTATTATATTTTTATCGTTCATACTTCCACCTTATTTATGCCAGTAGCTATTTTTCACCGCGGGCTTTAGCTAGTAATTTTTCAATCTTAGTGAACGCGATCATCTCATCGGGAGTCATGTATTCAAATGGACAATTAAAAGCGGAAAGATCGCTTATTAGTCTGTACATTTCCGGTGCTGCTGCGATTAGATGGGCGTCAGCATCAATAGACCCGCTGTAAGTGTAAACGTCAGTAACAACCGCTGTATCATCGCTCATCTTGCAAATGCAGTTATCGTTACGCCAGTTTTTATTGATTGCAACTTCCCACTTACCTTTTGTAAACTTTTCCATAATTACCCCTCCGCCTCATTCAATTTAGCCAATGCAGCTTCTTTTCTAGCAACGCCTGATTCAATGCCATGCTGCTTAATCAAATCAGCCTTAGCCCGCTTAATCTGCTCGACTGGTAGAAATGCGTCAGTATGTTTCAAGATTCCTTTACGCGCTGATTCAGGCGTCAAATAGGTTAAGCCGCTAGATAGAGTTTCAACATTATCTTTGTTGGTTTTGATCAGCTTGATAACGATGAAACCTGCGTTGTAAGTCATTTGAATTTTGCTTGTTAAGTTAATCATGATTGTTTAGCCTTAAATCTATTAGGAAACCATTGGCAGCTGGTATTATCATCATCGCCGCCGAATATTTTTTCACATTTATTCGAGTTAACACAGTCGCCGCACTTCACGCCGTCATCTAAAAGCATGTTTAATTCAGAGTCAAAATCCTTAGTTCCTTTTTTGTATGCTGGATGAACCCTTGATTCTGATTTCATAATTACCCCTGCGCCTTTTTAGCCATTTCAAGAAAGTCAGCCTTAGTGAGTAGTACCATTGGCTTGCGTGATCGGTTTGTGATTTCAATGATTTCACCGCTTAATACATCGTCGTAAACTGGACCTGGATTCTTTATGAATTTTGATGAGTTAACTGTCCATGATATTTTCATGTTATTTAGCCTCAGTTTTAGATAAAGCTTCAACAGTAGCCACCCACTTAGGGTGATCTTCATCTCTACCGTTATGAACAAGCCCGCGCCACTGATTCTCCTTAGCCCCAATTAATGCAGATCTAAGCAATTCAACATGCCGCTCAAGCTCTGTAACTCTTTTGCTCGCAACTGCTGCCAAGACTGTAATTCTGCAAGTGCCGAACTGATCGTCATTAACAGCAACTTCGAATATGTCATCTTCAATGTCAGCAGATTCATAGCTTGCTAGTGTATCGAGTAGGTATGTTAAATTTGCTTTATATGCTTTCATGATTAACCCTTAAAGTATTGATTGTGAAGCTGTATCGCTCCGATGAGTTAAATATAGCAAACATACGTGAGTGACGCAAGTGGCGTTAGTCAATTAGTTTAAATTAATTTATCGCAGGTATAAAAAAGCCTCAATTAAGAGGCTAGTTATTACGGCGGGGTGGTCGGGTTGTTGATTGTTACTTCTCGTTAACTATCAATTCCATTCTCTTTAGTTGGTCGAGGGTTAGCGATTCAATCTTGTGGCTAACAGTCCTGCATGGCGATGAGAAATAAAGTGATAACCTGTTTAACTCAACATCCTTGGTGACATCATCATATTGTTTGTATATCTTAATCCAGCTATCACTATGATGACCTCGTGACGCCATTATTGAAAATTCGCCAGATCTAACAATTCTGTAATCTACGCCTGATAGGGTAATATTAACCCTTCCAACTTTATCTACGGTTACACACTTAAGCTCATCGCCACATTTAAAACCGCGATTCCAGGACTTCATTGCCAATTCAGTGCCGATATCTTTCTTAGTTAATTTCATCTTCTCACCTCTGCTTAGTGGGGTTAATTTAATCTCGACATAGAATGGCAACACCGAACACGTCACTACCAATGTCAAGTGGATGCCTTTTATCACCCGTCCAAGGGTTGTATAACCATGCATTTCCACCGTGATGGTCCCTATACTGGGTAGAGTGTGAAGGATACGGTTTTTCTTCTCTTGTAGCTGGGTCGAATTTCATTAGTTTATCTTGACTCATTTTAATTCCTCAAATTTTGTTTAAGTTCTTATGATGTTTGTTAATAGCAGTAAGCGTTACCCGCCGTGATAACCGTTGAATCCTCTGCTGCGCTTTTTAACATGATGCGGGCTTGGCTCACTTGGTGCGATGTAATAATCCTGTCTAGTTGGTGTTGGTGCGTGAATGTAATGCACTTCGGGTTCATTAAATTGCAAGGGTGTACCACCTATTAAAACAATCATTCTTTTTAGTATTTCCATAACCTACTCCCAAATAAAATCAAATATATTCATGTGATACCTATCTTTAGCGACAATAAAGCCGATACAGAAGAAAAGTAAAGCTAGCATTATTCGTGAGAGCATTGTGACGCCTTAGGTGGTTTGGGTTTTGGTTGGTAATGGGTTACATTGTCAATAATCTCACCCTCACTTTCACACACCTTGCTATCAAGGCATAGGTAGCCGATTAGCTGTTCATTCTGATTACTGATACATAGCACCTCCCCTAAGTTTTCATTGTTTGCATTATCAATGCTAATCCAGCCGTTATTGCTATGTTGATAATCACGAACGTACGCTATTCGAAGATAGTCTCTATTAGGCATACGCTGGAAAGCATCTTGAAATTTCATATTCTGTTCAACGATACCCGTCTTTGTTTCTATGCCGACCGTGAATATTTTGTCAACATTTTCGGTAAAACTTAAGTCGTATTTACTCATTAGATTCTGCCTTAATTTTATCAAGCAACTCTGTCGCCATTCGTTTTGCTACTGCGGCATTGTGACTGTTGCCGTTCAGTGTTGTTGATACGAAGCGGGCTAGTGCGATGAGGGCTTTGTTGGTTTTTTGAAGCGTGTCTCGATTAATCGCCATGATACACAAGTCAAGCTCATGCTGCTGGCAATGCTCCTCAATCTCACCGTTAACCATTTCTAAATGCTCTAACTCTCGTTGCATTTCGGATTTATGATTTAAAATAGCTTTGTTATCGCCACTGCCAACCGCTGACTGTAGTTCTTTATCCGAACCAACGAATTTCATTAGTGCCATTGCCGTTTTCTTGGTGGGCTTACCAGTGCCGTTATAAGAGTCTTTAATAAACATCATCAATAGTTCATTGGCAGTTTTTAATTTAGTCATCTTACTTCTCCTTATTTAGTCGGGTTACTTCAACTTTACTATCCGCTGGCATTGGCATGATGTTATCCATCTTTAAAGTTGCATCAATTGTCGCTAGCACTTGCTTGATTAGATTTAAGTCATACGTGCATTTACCGTCTGCTGACATTTCAGTGTTGTTTATCGCATTTCTAATGCCGATTAGATTACTGATTCTTTGCTTTTTTGCGCTCATTCTATTTACTCTCCAATTTTAAAATATTAACCGTATCCGCATAACTGCAGACTAAATTTTTAGCCAGAATGTAAACCTCTTTGTAATGCAAGTTATCATTCATGCCTTTTTGAATAGCCTTTCTTGCGATGTACTCTGCAGTAGTGAGGAACGATAAATCCATAGTGTCTAAAGTGTCCCTAAAACCTGCAGGTATCTTTTCGTTTTTGCTGATTAACTCGAGCGCCTTGTATTCCATCTTGGTTATATTGCTGAAATACATTACTGCAGACTTCGAGCCTTGACTCGTTGCATACTTAACAAATTCTCCAATGGTATCTGATACTGACTTTCTAGCAGCTTTACCCTGCAGTCGTGCTTGTTTCCATTCTACGTTATCAGTGACTCGAGATAATTTACTCTCCATTGAATTAAAAGCTTCAATATAGGCCTCTTTCCATTTCGCAGCTTCTTTACCAGTGAAACCCATACATAGAAAAGAAAATCCGTCTCGAGTCATCATGTAACAATCGTACTCTCGACCACGCTCATTCTGAAAAGTTGACTGCGCAAAATTGCGCACTGAGAATTTCTCGCTGCAGTCAATATTCTTGATTGCCCGCATTACATCTCGATGAGCTTTACCAAACTTTTTAGATACCAGTTCAGATGTAACCATCGGCTTACCTTCGTGCATAACTACCAATTCATTCATTCGATTAACTCCTTATTAATACATCTCAATAGTAGCATTGACTATTGAGATTAACAAGTAAGAGTTGGTTTTATTTTCAGCAAGCATTAAAAAAGGCCACTCGTAAGCAGCCTTGTCTTAAAGATATGATCACCACCTATTTACCTTGATTCATCCACCACTGCATGAGTCGCCTGCGGTTAATTTGCCTTGTCATATATCCTCCTGGTTACCCACCTATGCAATGAGGCATAGGCTTGATTTTAATATCGGTGATAATCTCAGTTGACTCACCGTTAAGCTTATTGCTAACCGCTCTTGATATTATGGTCCTCAAGCATTGCTTGTCGTGATGTAGCTTAGCTATATTTGTTAGCTCGTTGACTAACTCCGCTATTTCATGGTCCTTCATACATCCCCTTAATTACTGCCCGATATCGCGACAGTTTCACCGTTAAGTTTCCAAAGTGTCTCACCGCAATGGTATTCAAACGTTTTTTCAGCATTCCATAATGCCAGGATAAAATCTTGTATTGCTTTTTGATGGTTCATAAATCACCTCGTTAGTTAATGTTATATAGTAATGGAAATATATCCGGCTTTACTGGGTAGAACTCGCCTTTGACGCCTTTCATAATCCAATCGCCAATATCAGCAACTTGAGTTTGACCGTCGCTTTCAAGTGTTTTTAGCTTAAACCCGTCACGACACACCATGTCAACGTAGTCATGCCAGCGATCTGATGAAGGTAGGTTATTAACATCTAAATCACCATAAATAAACTGATAAACCTCGGTTACATTATTTTTAGTTAGCTGTACACAGTCAAGCGTTACAGGTTTCTTCGTCGCTTTAATTATCGTCATTACATTTCACCCCATCTAATTAAATTAGTCCCACAGTAAACAACAGCTTCATCATGACTCATGTGATTATACTTCATGACGTAGTTGATTAAGTCTTGCTGGTAGTCTGTCATAGTCGTCGATTCAGCCCTTCTAGCTTGAAACTCCTCATGACTGATTAACTCGCAATTAAATGATTCATTATCAGCCCAAGGTGGCATTTCTGCCAGTTGGCACCAGTGCGCGCTGGTTGTTTTAAGATCTTCTGTCACATCATGACTCCTATCATAATTATAAGCGCTATCACAGCACCGAAAAACGCTAAGGTTATTAGGTTCTCAGTGTGCGTGTATTCTTTGTAGCATAAGATTTCAGGCATTATTCACCCCTAAAAACTCATTCAACTCATCACGTAAGTCTTTAGCGGTTTGCTGCGTTAATTCCATCATGTTTGTTACATCTTCAAACGAGTAACCACCATCAGCGGAACAATCACTCTCCTGCGTTATTGATATGCAAAACATGCCGTCAGTAACTTCTGTTTCAAATTCGCTGTTATTTAATCTCATAATTTACTCCACCAGTGTTATAAAAGCTTCGACCCTAGGATTGATCTTGTCAACTCCACCGTAATATTCAGAGGTTGAAACGATACAGTTAACATTGTCATCCTCAATAAAGCCGAGCTCAACCATCGCATCCTGAAAGAACTTTTTAGATACCGATGTAAAGTTATCCAAGTCTGGGTTGTTGTTACGAGCTGCATAGTAAACAAACTTAATTTTTATCTTGGTTTGTATAGTTGGCAACCCTTTAAACTGAGATTTTATTACCTCCTTAAACGCTGCTTTTACTTTGTTCGACTGGTAGTAGTGGCAGTTTCTATACCAATTTAAATTTATAGATATTTTCTTACCTTTGTATTTTACATAGCAAGGTAGTGTGAATTTGTAATCAGCCATTATATTTCCTCGCTCTGTTTACGGATTTCAAACTGTTCATTCAAATAACTTTCAAACGTGCCGTGATAATCTGCATCTATATAAGCATCGTGAAGATCATCTTGATAAGTTAAGAACCATTCTTCAAACTTCATTTTATTTCTCTTTTGTGGTTGACAGTGATTATAATTTAGCACTACAATGTAACCAAGTCAACATACAACGGGTTACAATATGAAAAAGAATACAGGTCAAAACATTCGACTTAAAGAGTTGAAAGAAGTTGTTCAGAAGTACGCAGATAAGAATTGTGAAGGTAACTTATCACTGGCAGTTAGAGTTTTAATTAAGAAGGGGTTGAAATGTGAGTAATTTTAACATTGTCCAATACGTGACTGAGCAAGAAAGTTTTTTCATGCCAGCTCTATCAAGCGATAAAATAAAGTGGTCTAAAGAAAGCCAGTTTGCAATACAGGCGCTTGGCTCTAATGAGTACCTAACTAAAATAGCTACTCAAAACCCCATCAGCCTACAAAATGCAATTGTTAACATTGCTGCAATTGGTATTACATTAAACCCAGCATCTAAACTTGCATACTTAGTCCCTCGAAAAGGTGTAGTGTGTCTTGATATTTCATACATGGGGCTTATTCATCTAGCTCAAGAAACTGGATCGATTGAATGGTGTCAGGCCGTTGTTGTTTGCAAAAATGACGTGTATCAACGTCACGGAATAGATAAAGCTCCACAGCATGACTACTCACCATTTGGCGATAGAGGCGACCCTGTAGGTGTTTACTGTACTGTAAAATTACCATCCGGCGCATACCTTACTGGTGAAATGTCAAAGGATGAAGTTGAAGCTATTCGAAATAGATCTGAAGCGTGGAAGGCTGGGCGAAGTTGCCCGTGGAAAACTGACGCGCTTGAAATGTGGAAGAAAACAGTTGTTAAGCGTGAGTCAAAATACTGGCCCAAAGTTGATCGCCTTGATACTGCTATTAATCATCTTAATACTGACGGTGGCGAGGGCGTTGTTAATAATGAAAAGGACGTTACGGCTTATTATGACAATCCAATTGAAAAGCTTACAACACTGCTTGAAGGCCGTGATATGAAAGCGTTTTTACCTTGGGTTTCTAAAGGTGTTGGCAAGGTGATTACGGATATAAGCCAACTTTCAGAAGTTGATGCCAATTCAGTCATCCTAAAAATGGAGGCTAAAAAATGATTGAACAAGGCACTAAAGAATGGTTAGCGCAAAGACTTGGCGTGATCACCGCATCAAAAGCGCATAACGTAATTAAGAAAGGCCGAGGCGGGAAAGGCTATTCAGCAGCTCGCAACACTTACATGATGCAATTGGTTGCTGAGGTTTGCACAGCTGGCTCACCCGAGATAAGTGGCGCGCCTTTGCGCTGGGGTAATGATAATGAACCGCTTGCCCGTGATGCATACGAGGCCATTAACTTTGATATAGTCGAGGAATCAGGGTTAATTTATAAGGATGAATCAAAGCGTTTCGGCGCTAGTCCAGATGGTTTAGTCGGTGACGATGGTGGCATTGAGATCAAATGCCCTTTCACAACAGTTGTTCACCTAGATACTATTATCAACGACACCATTAAGCCAGAATATCTAACTCAGATGCATTTCATTATGTGGGTGACTGGTCGTTACTGGATGGACTTTTGCAGTTATGATCCTCGCATGATCGGCGAGTCATCAAAGCGAATTCACGTTATACGAATAGAGCGTGATGAAGATGTAATGCATGAGTTTGAAACTGAAATGCCTAAGTTTATAATTGAAATGGATATGATACTAGAAAACCTTGGCGTTGCATTCGGTCAGCAGTGGGGTGAGCATGTGTGAAATATGCGAGTCTTGCGGGCAACAAATTGCACCCAAAAAAGCGAAACCTTATACGACTTTAGAGAAAAAGTTTATACAGGAAAATACCCATATGACAGCGCTTGAAATAGGCGATCATCTAGGGCGTAAAACAAGTGCAATATATACATTTTGCCAGCGTAACGGCATTAAATTAAAGCGCAAAGGTAGCGCGAACAGGGGTTAGCATGGATAATTATCTATTAAGCGAAGCAATACAGCTATTATTTTTCATACTGGCGATGATTGCAGTTGTTGGGTTTTCAGCGTTATGCGTTGGTATTATGTATCTGGTAGAAGAAGGGTTTAAAAATACAATATCATCAATATTTGAATTATTCGAAAATAGCCACGGCGGGGTAGAATTATGACAATTCAGGAAATTAGAGATCAGCTAAAAGGTTACCATATTGAGATAACACTTTACCCATCAGGCGGCATGATCGAAGCTACGGGGTGCTTTGAATGTGGTACCGATGATAGCAAATGTGAGGCTGTCTCATGGAAAACGCACAAAGGGCAGGATGAAAAATTTGCCGTTGATAAATTGAAATTAAAACTGGGGATTAAATTATGAATATTTTAGCTTTTTTTGGCGCTGTATGCGTTACCGGGATTTCGTTTGCATCGATTACTTACTCAGTGTTATTTGTCGATGTGATTAATGATGTTAATGATATTAGCTTTGATATAGGGGGTTTAGATGATAATTCAAACCGATAATTTTCACCCTGCGCACGATTATAAATTGCTGTGCACATGCGGTAATTTAAACTGCGACAAGCGAAGCGTTAACCAGTCTACGCTTAATAGAATGCAACTGGTTAGGCTTGACGCTAATCGCCCGTTAACGGTAACGTCAGGCGGTCGCTGCCCTATGCACAAGGATGAAGCTCACCGAACTACGCCAGCAGACCACCAGCAAGGTATTGGTATTGACATTGCGGTTAGTGGCGGTGTTGAGCGTGGTGAAATTGTGCGGCTTGGTATGGTGCATGGATTTAATGCAATCGGGGTAGCTAAAGAATTTGTTCACCTTGGCTATCGTAAAGGCCAGAAATTAGTTATGTGGGTGTATTGATATGATTAAATTTACAATGATTAATTCAACCATTAAAAATAACGGTAAGAAAAGTATTAAAGGCGATTACATTGACGGTAAAGGTACGTGGCAATGCGAATGCGGGCATAAATGGAATCAACATAATGTAAATCCAGAATGCCCTAAATGTAAAGAGGGTGGAGAGTAATGAGCTGGTCAAGCATAGGTAAAACAATTGCTGAATACGCTCCATTACTCGGTGGCGTTGTAGGCGGTCCCGCTGGTGCTGGTATCGGTAGTTTAATTGCGTCAGCATTTGGTGTTGAAGATAAGCCAGATGCGATACTAAAGGCTATTAAAGCAGATCCAGAAGCTGCTATTAAACTTAAAGAGCTCGAAGTTACGCATAAATATGACCTTGAGAGAATCAAGCTAAGGGAAGCTGAGGCTTACCTCGATGATACTCAAAACGCGAGGGGTATGTATGGCAAGCACAATGAGCAAGCCGACAATATAGCTCACAGCATTATAACCTTTAATATAATGTACGTTGTTGCCGTTGCGCTCGCTCAGATATTAGCAATAACAATGACGGACTTACCTGATGCCGCGATTGTTGTGATCGGCAATGTATGCGGTTGGATTATCAAAGGCTTGCTTGATGAGCGGTTGCAGGTTTGTGGCTTTTACTTCGGGTCAAGTTTGGGTAGTAAAAGTAAGAAGTAAATGAAAGATCCCCAGTTATGAGCTGGGGGTTGGCTTTAGTTACTTGATGTAAAGCTGACATTAGTTAAATCGTCAGGGCCGACTAATATAATCCCGCCCGTCGCTTCTACATTCGCCCTGATGTCAACAGTGGCACCCGCAGGCAGGGCTATCGTTAAACTTGCGTTAGCACCAAGCGAAAAGTTAGCAGCATTGAACACGCCCAGCGGCGCGAGAGCCTGAGGGAACCCGTTAACGTTCACGGAGACGAAACCGTCTATATACGTACCGCCATTGATACTGATCTGGATGTTAAACTCAATTGTCATGTTAACGGCCTGCTCGGTTGTGAATATCCCCGTTGCAGTATCGAAAAAGCCACGGTTGTCGGACTTCTCTGTAGGAAATAGGAGCACAGTGGTCACATTGCTAGTCAGAGTTTGAGTGGTTGCTAATCCAGTTGCCCTGGCTTCAATGAAAGCACGATCATTAAGTCCCCACGCGTCCCCGTTACGCTGGAAATTTCCGCTGACAATTGTCTGCTCTCTGCCGTTATTCGTAGACTCGAACTCCGTGAACGTCTCGTCCATCTGATTACCTGCAATACGGTTCCAGCCTGTAACTGCTGCTGTTGGCACTACATTTCCGTCAATAATTATTTTTGCATCAATAATACCGTTAATTATATTGATACCGCTCGATCTTATCAACTCGATAACCCCAGCGGTCGCACTATCTCCGTACATATGGCAACCGTTAAATGTGTGACCTAGAGACGCATCCTCACACCTTAGGTTATGGCCGATATTGTGATTGATGTTGACACTTGTAAACATGCCGTGATTTGCGTTAGTGGTACCAGTTTCTTTTAATAAAACACCGTTTTGATTGTCCTGGATATTACCACCAGTTACATTTGTGTTACCTGCTGTATTTGTCCAACCTTGAACAGTGTTTTGAGATACTTGCACGTCTGACCAAATAGTATATTCAGCCCGTCTGAGTACTTGCACTCCGTTCTGGTTGTTATGTGATGTTGGATTCGTCCATCTGCCCTGCCTCCCTCGATTGCCAGCTAAACCGCCTACTAGTATCGTGGTTCCATCACAAAAAATGCCAGTCTCAAATTCACTTACATCAATGTTGCAATCCATTTTGTAACCAAAGCAATCAAAGAAGTTTACACCCTTACCAGTACCTGCTTTGCTAGAACCTATTACTTTTAGGTTGCCAACCATCTCAAACTTACTTTTACTCGTAGCTGTTAGAACGTCAAAATCATCAGTTAACGCGGTTATCTCGGCACCTTGCATCTCACCGGACGTGTTATTCTGTATAGATAAAGATGATGCAACGGAGTAATTACCATCAAATACGTAATTATTTTTAGCCATGATGAAGTTTAATATGGCCGCGCTGTCAGATACGTCGTGTTTAGCTCCGACTTGTGAGGCTATGTATGCACTGTCTGGTTGATATTTAAATTGCAAAGGTAAAGTATCATGTGCGTACACGTCTATGTCAACGGCCTCGCCAGTTACGTATTTATACTTACCATTACCTAGATCTGATATTTCAATTTCAGATCCTTCAACCACGTCAATGCGTGATTTAGCCCCCGCTAAAGTGTCGTGAAAAATAAAACTTTGAGATACATCTTCAGCTGAACTAATAGAGTTCACTGGATCGGCTTCCCACTTTTGAGAATCTTTTGCGTCATCTAATACGACCTTGTATGATCCAGAGATAAAAATATCACTAAAAAGGCCTGTTGAATCAGCTATAACAGGGTTTGAGTTTGCGATTAATCCCGCTGAATCTGAAAAGGTATCTTTGGGCGTACTGGTACCAGTTTCAAAAAAGAACAGTTGAGCGCCTGAGCTGGGTATAATTCCAGAACCTACATCAGCAAATGGTAATACAAATCTTGATAGAGCCATTATCGTTTATCCTCTTTGTCTAATTTAGGTTGCGCTATTAAAGCAGCTGAGCCAACTTGTTTTGCCTTGCGTTTTATTTCATTAGCAAAAAACACTGCATCACTTATCATCTTGCCAGTTGTGGAGCTTGATGTTGATAGAGATCTTATATCAGAAGGTTTTAGATTTGTATCCATCAACAAATCCGTTAGGTCTGAAACATTTCTATTTTTTATTGGCGTGTGTTTTAAGTATGATTTAACAACATCCTTGGAATTCTTGCCAGATCTAACTAAATCGTCAGCAAACTTTGTGCTGTTTAGTGTTAATTTTTGAGCTGTTTTTTTAGCTATTTGACCAATCAGCGGTATTGTAACCGCTCCGACAGCTGCACCACCAGGGCCAAAGAATGAGCCTAAAGCGCCGCCACCGCCGATACCAATTGAAGCGCCTAACATGCTGGTTGCTTGACCTTCAGATATACCGAACTTGCCTAGAAACTTAGCTGCATTAGATGCACTCGTCCCTTGCTCAATTTGCTTTAACGCTGACAACTCGTCTTTGGTGAAGCCTTTCCTTTTTTTAGGGTTTTTTAATATCTTTCTAGCTTCTATTCTTAACCCGTTTTCTAGTCCGCTAGCCGTATGACTTGCGTTTTCTATCATGTCGGTTATAGCTTGAGACTTAAATCCACGTTGAGCAAGCGCTCTTGCATTTTTAAACTCACCACCTATTTGATTAGACATTTTATCTAAAGCATCGTCTATTTCATTTATGATTATATTACCAAGTCTTGCATCTGGCTTTTCAATGCTTTTAGCTGCAGAACCAGCAATCTTTCTGAGCGTTTCCAGTTCGCTAGGCGCTTTGTTAGCACCTTTGCTTTCTAGTATTCTATTTAAAGCAGCGTTTGATTTTGGTGTTAGATCCTTGTCTAATCCTTCTTTTTTTAGCTTTTGAGCTAGACTGTCAGCGAAGTTGTCAAACACTTCCGCCCTTACTTTGATGCCTGTATTATCCAAAGCTTTATAGGCTTCAGTGGTTGCTTTCTTTATTGTTTGTATGTCGGGCGCTGCTTGCGTTATAGCCTTGGCAACATCTGATGATAACTTAGGATCTGCAATCCTTGCAGCCCTTAAGCCTTTTAGTCCGATCAATTCAAGTGAAAGCGCCGGTATTGTCTGCGCTATAGTGGCAGCTACAGGGCTATCAGTTTCTTCTAGAACTCGACCGGCTAACACCTCTGAAACACCCTCCTTCTTAACTCGCTCAACTGTTTCGGCCGCCTGTTCCAGTCCTTGCCCTGATATCAACTCAACCAATCCAGCTAGTCCAGATATAGGTATATTAGCTAAATCAACGCCACCTTGAATGAACTTACCAAGCCCCTCAAGTGCTGATTTGCCCTCTTTAGTTTTAGGCTGGAATGTCAAAGCGTCTTGAGTTGCCGCTATATTCTCAGCTGATACTGATAAGTCATCAAAAGGTAACGACGCCAATCCGACAAGTCCCGAGACTGGCTGTGCAATAGCGCTACTCACAACCGTTCCCGCAGCCTCAAGACCACCTAATATTTTTTCGCCTATTGTACTTTCTGGCCGCGCTTCAATTGGCTGTACTGGTGTTTGTTGTATAGTCTGCACCACTTGCTGTGGCGCAAGTTGTTGCGTTACTGGCTGAGATTGCCGCTGTACATCTTGAGGTTGCGCTTGTTGCTGACCTACTGAGATAAGCCCACGGCTTAACACCTCGTCAAATACTGCGCGTTTCTCAGGGCTTAACCGACCTTGCAAACCTCGATCTGATATCTCTTGAAATCTCGCTAAGTTTTCTTCTTTAGTCGCCATGTTTAAAAGTCCAGTAGATCATCATCGGATAACGCGGTCAGGTTTCGTACTTTACCTGCCCCCTCTTTATTGAATAATTCTGGTATTCTGCCTAAAAGATTACCTTTGAATTTTTCAGGTATGGTATCCCCGAATGTAGTTAGCATATTGCCAACCTCTGATTTTGAAGCTGAAACCGAAGAATCAGAAAGATCTTTAGCCGTTTGTATGAATTGCTCAATTTGAACATCACCAAGACGCTCACCCCTGACTAATTTATTATAGATGTTACCTATGCTTTCAGGGACGCCCGCACTATTTTCAGCCGTGGCAAACTCACCTTCACGAACAACTGAGGTAGGATCTAGCGCTTTCATAAACTTAAACACTAACGCTATCGAAGCAGGGCCGGTGCCTAGCTTGCCTAGCTTTTCCAAGTCCTTAGCTGTGTTGTTAATCATGACCGTGTTTTTAAGTAGTGATGTAACATCTTTATTAAGTGATTGTCGATCTTTGAAGTCAAGGCTACCTTGAGTATTAGCTTTAACTGCTAATTCATCAAAACGCCGCTTGGCAGCAGGGTTAATGGTGAAGTCGCCAGTGTTAGGGTTAAATACTAATCCACCTTCGCCCTTCTGAAACGCTGCTTGCTGTGAAGGCTTAATGAAACCTAATTGCGTACCTGTCTGAACACCCGCCTCAATTAGTAAGTTAGCCTGTTCAGCTTGACCTGACTCGAAAAGCTTAATTAAGGGTGACGTATCTTGTGTTGTGACGCCCTGAGAGATTAAGTCTTGTTCTCGCTGTTTTAAAAAAGAAAGCTTACTATCATCATCAGGTAGGTTGCTTAAATTTAAAGCTGCCTCGAACACTGATTTCTTTCTCGCATCTGTGACTAGGGCTTTAGCTTTGGATTGCCCTGACTGAAACTGCTGCACCTGCTGAGCTTGCTCCGGCGCTATCCCAGCCAATTGACTTAAAGCGTTTTGATCGCCACCAAGCGCCTGCTGTCTTAATGTTGATACTTGCTGGCTTAATTCTTCCTGCTGCCTATCAGATCTAAACTGTCGTATCTGTCCGCCCAACTGTAAACCACCACTTATCGCGCCGGCAGTATTTGGCTGCAATTGAAATTGATTCGCTGTAACTAACGCCATATTAAGCCCCTAATCCACTGTAATTAACCATCATGTAACCATTTTTCTCTGTTATCAATTCAGGTTTAATAGCTTTAACCTGATCGGCCATAACCCCCCACGAATCACCAAATAGGCCAATTTTATTAGCTAATGCATTCCAAGTCCATGTGTACCAGTTGAAACCGTTGGCGACACCTATTTTTTCCACGTCATCTTTTAATTTAGGATCTGACAGGAAGAAAGAACCAACAGTAGCAGCTAACCCAGTTTGCTGTTGCTGTTGCTGAGCTCTAGCCTGTTGCTGCCCTAAAATACCTGAAGCCCTCGCTTGACCTGACTCTGACAGCCCTCTCTGTATGTTACCAGATGCTTGAGCTCCAAACTGACCTAGTGACGTAGTGGCAGATTGCCCTTGCCCTGCAAGTTGGCCTAGTCTACCGAATTGGTTTTGCAAATCTTGCTGAGCAAATCCAACAGCTTGCTGTTGCAATGCAGTTTTAACATTGCCGCCAAGTCCTCCACCTGTCGCTGCTGCATTTCTAACTAGCGCCCGCTCTTGCCTGTCTCGCAAAAACTTTTGCCCCGGCGAATCAACTAAACCTGCAAAAGCGGCCTGCTGAGCCTCTTCACCAGATAACCCTAGTAATGATTGCTGCTGCTCTAGAGCGCTGACTCCCGCCTCTCTAAATGGTTTAAAGCTTTCTTGAGTTACATCAAACTGCCTCCGCTGCTCTGCTATGCCAGCCTGTGCGGATGCCTCTTGTATAGCTGCGGCTTTTTTAGCCGCTTCTCTCGCGTCTTTACCGGATTTTGTGCCGAGCAGATCACCCGGATCAAATACTGAGGTTAAAGTGCCCGGCTTTGCCGCACCCAAACCCAAATCATCAAAGAAACTCATCGTTAAACCTCGTTATGGTTTGTTTGTATTCAACGCCTTTTTTTATAAATGGCACGTCATGCTCTCCGATCACATTAAACCCCATCTTAAGGCAAAAATTTATAACCGATCTGTAACAATTTGGAGTTATGGCATATAAGGGTTTATCACCTTTAGCCTGCAAACATAACCTTGCAAACTCAACGGCGTATTTAAATCTAAACTCCGAAAGCACATTAAAATGAATTATTAAGTGATCGCCTTTATCACAAAACACATTAAGTCCTATTAATTTATCGCCATCCAATCCGACTATATAAGTGTAATCATCGCTTATTGGTATATCGTCAACGTTCCACTTTGAATTATCACTAGTCAGTCTTTCGCAAATATCTGAATTGCCAAGCACTTGCTTTATTAAGTCAATATCAGATGTTTGCTTTATAATCATTTAATCACCATGAATTTATATATCATCATTGATCACTGTACCCGTCACGTTAACTGACACCGAATTATTAGCACTGCATTTAGCCTCAATAACGCCGCCTTTTAATATCGACTGTCCAATTATTGCCGGTGATAAATCGCTTGATATTGAGCGTATAGGATTATCGGTTATTAACTCATTCAATACGCCACCAACACCTTCTTGTACAATTCTAACGCTATAGGTAACTTTTGACTCACTGTAATTATTAAACGTCGAAGCGTCTATACCCGTTCGCAGCGCCGTAGCTGGCACTTGGTATATTGGCTGGTAAGTAGTTGTTAAATCAAACGCAACCACAATGGGCGTTAGCGGTGATGAACTCATTTATATATCCTCTTGCCATGTAAGTGCAGCTTGACAGTCTGCCGCAGCTCCGCTGGGTACTATTGCGGCCATAGCTAACGTTTCCCCAGGGAAAACAACAATCTCATTTTTGCCCTCAAAAGTTATAGTTCCAGGGTTACCATCGACGACGGTAAATGAGCCAAGATCTATACCTCCTGTTATCTCAACGTGATCCATTGTTATCTCAGTGATAGAATTGTCTTTATCAACGTAGGAATACACGACCGGGTCCGCAAACACTGGGTTGAGTATTATACTGAAGAATGCCAACTTATTCGCTTGTGTTGATACGTTTGCTAAAACAGGGAAGAATTCGGCCCTGTTTATTTTCCCTGAAAAGCTAATTCTGTTTCTTGTGGCTGCTATGTTTGTTAATACGTTTCCTATTGTCGGAGCGTCAACAAAATCGGTTCTAGGCAAAGCATGCCTTACAATTTTCCCTTCTATGAACAACCCGACAGATCCACCCTGAATCTTCACATTGGTAATATTTCCAGTGTTTTGAACTAGCCATCCAGCTCTAAATGTCGGGTTCGTAACACTAGGTTTAATATTCTGGTTAGCATATTCTATGCGATGAACAATAACGAACTCCCCACTTTCAGAGTCTTCAAGAAAGAAGTTTATACCACCGAATCCTAAATACTCATATTGGACTTGGTAAACATTGCCTTTTGTAGGATCGAGGTCTATCTGCGCATCAGCGCTTTCTCTAGTGTCAACATTCCAACTTGCCTGCGGTGTGAAATCTATGGTTATAGATACACCAGCGGAAATCTGCACCCATGCACCGACACTAGACCCAGCGCTTGAATAAATAAATGGCGTTGCTTGAGGTCCGGATATAACAGCTTGCGCAACAACCGTGTTCTCGTTGGATGTAAAAGTGTAATTTGGAACTTGAGAATTTAGGTTTACTGACAACTCATATGCGTCAATACTAGTAGTTGCTCCACCCGTCAATAACACATTATATAGCACTCCATCAATAGTCACGTCTACAGTCTCAGCAAGCCCCGCTGCAACAGTTAAAGTAAGCTCCTGCTGTTCAGACTTTCCATCGTGACCGTAAATTATTCCAAATGACGCTCCAATAAAACCAAAACCGTAAATGTTTTCGGCTGTTATTAATCCACAAACCTGGTTGTTATCTGCAACACCGGTTGTAAACAAACCTGTAAGTCGAGCCACTGCTCCCTGACCTGCTCTGTATGCCAATTGCCTTAATGTTAATATGCTTGCGAGCCCATTCGATGCAAGCCCGGTCTCTGATGTGTACATCCCATCTACAATTGATGTTGTTCCGCTTGACGCACTGTCAGAAATAGTCAATACGTTATTAAGCAAGCCATATTGAGCAGAGACCTGATATACAGGGGTCATTGACTCTACTTTAGCATCACCAAAGGCAGTTGTTGCCGGGTTTTTTACTACGTTGTTACTCATTTATATTTCACTCCAGTCAAGACCATCAAAAACAACGTGCATACTGTAATTTTTAATGTTGATTACTTTGTTGGTAACGCCATCAATAGATCCTAGCACGTTGACTTTTGCATTTCTTCGTTTGATATGCACCTCATCACCTTCGATTGCTTGTGTGTCTAACGTTATTTCAATCGGGTTAGAGTTTTTGCATATTAATATCTGGTTTCTACTTGTCGTTAAACCAACTGTTGTGTTAATAATCTCAAACTCTTTTAGCTCAATTGAGTTAATGTTAACTCCGTTTCTTGAAATTCTAGACGCTGAACTTGTTACCTCACTTCCAGTATCAATAACATCAACAACAGTTTGGTTTGTTTGACCTGTTACAAGCTCAATCCACCTGATGAATCGAAGCGTTGGATCTCCTCTTTCATCAAAGAAATCCTCACGCCTTCTTGGAACGATAATCGGGTCGGCCATTATTGCGTACCTAATTCTGGTGTTGCTGCCAGCCTAATTAGATTGGCCTTAACGGGATCCGTTATTGTTATCCGGATAGTACGGGAAACTGGGAAACGGCCTTGCCTGCGCCATATCGAACGCTGCTCATAAGCGCCAATCTTGCCAATAGTCCGGCTAAACTCGCTGCTAAACGTCCTACCGCCATTATCAGAAAAGTCCATGCGAACAATGGGATCTGAACCTTGACCAACCGTTAAACCTACACCGCTTTCAAATGTCGCCTCGAATTCACCCGCAAATAAGGATGTACCGTTTTCACTAAATGGTGATGTTGCAACTTGTCTAAATATCAGATTGTCATATTCAGTAAATACATCATCTTTAAACTCGCCGATATTACCGCCCTGATCGTCACCTAGAAGTAATTTTCCATAAGCCTTGGTGATTGTGTTAACTCGCCATTGTGCATCTGTTACGCCTGTTTGCATCTCAAACCATACCAACTGACCAGCCAGCACCGAAGCCGTGCCATTGAACACAAACGTTTTACCAGGTATTCGGGTAGAGTTAAACGTGAATATCGCGAATATCTGCCCTTTAGCTGAATAAGTCATTGTGAACGCTTCTGCTATTTCTTCCTTGGTGTACTTTTGGATTTCGTTATCAATTGCATCAGTTGAAATCTTAGTTGCTTGAGCGCTTGACGTTTGTCGCCAGATTGCCGGTAACTCATTAACACCGCCGCCTATGAATAGGTAAGTATTATCAAATTTAACCGCGCCGTATTTACTGGCCGCGCCTTTTTCGGTGTAAGCACCAGGTATAATTGCAAGCGGGAAACCTGCACCGCCAACCAATCTAAATACTTCCGTTGTCCGCTCACCAATAATTGACAGCTCATCATGATCTAACACTTGAGTTATTATTCTATCGGGATCACCTTCAGCGCTGCCAAAATCTAGTGCGTCGAATATTAAAGGTTGATTGAGGTTTGATACAAACAACTGTTTGCCGTCTGAAGTTGTGAACACAAAGAAACCGCGATAAAAAATCACAGTGTCAGATGTTTGAAAATCAGGGTCGGTTATCTGTGAAAATGTAGTGCCGTCGTAAACGTAAGCTTTGCCGCCTGGTACAACTATTACCAATATAGTGCCATTGTCAGCCATCCACACACGGTTAGCGCCTTCAACTGTGCCGATAGCAGTCACAACACCCGACGAGCTTACAGAGTTCAGAGTGTTACCGTTTACGAAAAATGGTAAGCCGTCAACAACCCAAGACCCGCGGCAAACTGTATTAGCTAATGCAAACTGAGTGATGCCCGGACGCTGAAATAATGCCGAATTATTAAGTGCCAGCCCTTGTGCAACTGTTGGTATCCAGTTAATACACCGCTGAACCGACATTGGACGACTAGGTGAGATGTAAAAACCTAATGGTAGTGTTAATGGGGTTCTAGGCATTAGCTAAAGTCCGGTTGTAAGTTTAACGACTCCATTTCCTCATCCCATCCAAGTAGATCATCAAGGAAAGAAACGGCTTTCTGTGTAATTCTGTCGCCTTTCGCTGGCGGAACGTCATAATCATCAACTAGTCTAGCGGCAAGGTTGTATATAATTGCCTCAAGCCATTCAACAGGGAAATCTAACGTGTCGGTTGAATCGGTGATATCTTGCAATGGTCTTTCAAATGTAAACCGCACAAGATCATTAATACTGCTTGCAGTTTGCCATACATACATTCGGCCATTTTCTAGCTGTGGTGAGTAATAAGCGTTTACTACTGTGCCAGTTGAGTTTTTATTAACTTGGTTGAAATATTGATCACGGCTCCAGCTAATAACGGGGATCTCATTATCATCATTAAAAGTTTTACGACGATATGACAATGCTCGCTGCGGCCGCTGAATTAAGTTGGTAAATGTGAATACTGTAGAGCCTAATTTTGCATCAGATGGTAAGCTGTCAGTGATGGTTATCTGAGTTGGACTGTCAACGCTAACAATGGTTGTCCAGTGTCGAGTTTTATCATCAAGTTCAACACCTGCGTTATCAAGAGCAACCATGCCAGTTGTTGATGACACTGCTATGATCGCGTCCGTTGCTACATTTGCAGCCGTTGAAGTGGTGCCGATAAAATCATCTAATTGACAAGCTTCATCACCTTGTGGCCCTAAATTGTAATCAGCTTTGCCAATATCCAAGAATAAGACGCCTTCGTCTTTAGTCCAAAGATGCAAGCCTTGAGCGCCCCATGATTTAATCATAAGGTTTAATGTATCTTGTCCGTCTTGATACTCGTCAGCCTCTAGCGCTTGCTCAGCTACCTTCACGCCTATTTTACCGAAAGCTTTATTGACAACTTCTAAAGCTGTCATAGTGAAGCTTACCTCTCCGCTTGTTGCCATCTATAAATCATCCTGTGTTGTTGGTGGTGGGAATTCATCCGGAGCTCTTAATCTTACGTTTGTTACAGACTGATCATCTTCTCTAGCTTTGATTTTAAGTTGGGGGTGGGCTGGATTCCACTCGGAAATATGAACAAGTAAACCTGCCTGCTCTCCGGTCAACCTCTTCATTTCTGAGGATGGGAACTTAAAGCCCGATATATCGCTAATCGCCCAGTGATCACCAAGCTTTAATTTCCCTTTCATATTACCCGCCTCTTTAATTTAGCCTACAGTTGGAAGCAACCGCGCATCGTCAGATGTAATATTAACCGCCAATCCATCTTGTGCACTTACAGAGTTATCGTTAAGTATTAGGTTAGAAACCCAATCCTCATTAATTGGGTAATCTCTAACCACTGTTCCGGCGTCAGTTATTATTACATTGGAAATGATGCCATCTGAAAATAAGACCCCGCCAGTTTCCCCGATACTGCTTACTGTGCATGTGCTTGTGATAACTGTTCCAGAAAAGACGGTTGCGCCATTTACTTTTATTGTGCCAGCGTTTCCAATTCTTTCAACAATAATATCTGTTGGCTGATTCAAAGGAACGGATCCAACTGGTGCGGAAACTATTAACGATAAATCCGCAACCTTCCAATCGATAGAGCCGTCTGGATTTACTTCTACCCTGTTATTAGTGTTAGATGCGTTTCCTATACATATTATCAATTCACCATAAAAAACGACACTTACCTCCTCCTTGTAATCTCCAGTCAATACGGCTGCGGGGAATGTATAATGCTGAGAGCTAGTTGATTTTAAGTTAGTAAAAAAACGGAATTCAACCTCGATTGCCGATATTCCTCGTGGTGGATTTGAAACACCACGAGCGCCAACACCGAAGTCGCCCCCGTGAATCAAACTTAATCCTTGACCTCTGCTTATAGTTCCCATCAGTTAGCCTGTATTATGGTCATTTCAGCGCTGCCAGAAGTAAACGCAGTAACGTTTAATCTAACCGCTCTAATAGGGAAAGCTATATTCCCCTCATCTGTTGCTGTTAACGCCGATAATCCTGTGGTTGTTCGCCACGTAGCGTTAGAATTATAATCAGTCGCACTGGCAAAATCGGTAGAATCATCAAATGTATGCTCGACTGTGTATGTCAACACGCCTGGATTAAGATCGACACCGATCGCCATAGAGAACGGGGTACACCTCCAATTAACAGGAATCGGTTCGGAAGTTGCCGCCGAGCTAACCGTTACAGTTACTGGTCTCATAAATCACCCCTTAAGTCTCTTTAACCCAAATACCGCGAGCATCTACAACTTGCCACGCCACTACGCCATCAAGACTTGCAAGCGTCACATAATCGCCTTTTTTAGCTGTTGCTTTGGTGTTAATAAGATCCAAATCATCGGTTGAGCTACCGGCGTAAGTAATGCCATCCAATGCAGCAGGGCTAATGCTTAATTCAGCTTGACCATCATCAGCCATGTTTACAAAGGTAATGGTTTCACCAATGGCAATGGAGGGAAGCGTAAATACAATACCGTCAAGTGTTGATACAAGTGTTTTACCTGAGTCATCATTAACAATTACCGTATAGTTTTCTGTTTTGATTTCTGCGTTATTATCTACAATGAAAGTTGCAAATCCGTTAGGCATGACGGTTAAGCGAAGCTTAGAAAATTCTGACATTTTATACTCCAAAGCGCTGTCACGGAATTTAACCGTGATTGACCAACATGAACGCAATTATAGGAAAGAAGGGGGCGAACCCCCACTGTTATACTTTTACATGGAAATAACCTAGACCTTAGACGCCAGAACTCCCGTATGCACCTCTTGGATCACTCCAGCCAAATGAATACCGTTCATCTGCTTTAAATCGGGCATTACTTGTGCCAAAGTCCATATCTTGATCAAACTCTACACCTTGACGTGTGAAGTATTTCATACCATCAGGCGCGTTAGTTTTAATGAACCATGCTGTGCTTGAAGTTAGATAGTTATTAACCATATGGCCACCAGGTAACATACCTGTTGAACGTACAGCGTTGATCGCGTTGTTGCCTGTATCGTTTTGCAGTACAGAGTTAAGAATACGCTCCGCTTCAAAACCTAGCTTAGGCGGGACAATCAGACTTTTGCCACGTAAGGCAATACGCAGACCACGCGGATCGGTAGCTTCATTAATCTGGATTAGCAGATCTTCCAACGATGCTTCAGACAGTGCAGCGGCAACCGCTAATTCATTACTAAAAGTAGTTGAGTCAGATGGGCCGTTGATGTGAGCTTGTGAAAACAGTTCAACACCGTCACCGCCTTCCATCAAGAAAGCTGGGTTAAAACCGCGGTTATAGATGTTAGCACCGACATTCTCTTTCGTTTGCTGCATTGAGAAAGCAAGCGCACGAGCACGACGATCAAACAAGTTGTAAAGGTTATCGGCCATTGCTTCTTTAGTCACAATAAAACCTTTAGCGTATGTTAAGTTTTTAAACTTAGGGCTAAAACCTTCTTGTTGTGAATCATAAGCAACGCCGGCACCTTCATTTTTAACTGGCGCTAGTCCGAAACCTTCGAATTGTTGATCTTGTTCGAATGCTTTGCGTGAGTCTTCAGTATCAAAAAGCTGATTCCATTGAACCGAATGAGCTTCATAAGCTTGACCAAATACGTTTTTTACACCTTCGACGAGTAGACGCGAGATGTTACCGGTTGTAATTACACCTGACATATTATACTCCTACCGCATCGTTGGTTGATTCGTTGATACGAACGATTAAGGTTGTACCCGCTGGAGCTGGATACGTGATTGAACCAGAGTCTTTCACACCAACAACACGAACCTGTTCAGTTGCGCTAATTGCGTTACCAGTTGTATTAACAACCATATTGGAATTAACAAGACCGCCTGATTGAGTTGCAGCGGTTACCGTTACAGGCAAGTTACCACCAACATCTGTTAGCGCAAATGTGCCGCCAAGTGTTTCAGCTTCAAGCAGCATATCCTTATCGACAGCAACCTTAATGGTGCCAGCAATTAAAGCGGGCAAGCCTTTTTGTTCTAGATTTGACATATTAAAGTCAATACCGACGATAACACCAGTAATCAAATTACCAGTACCAGCGCTGATTGCATCGGCTTCTGAGATACCCGTCGCAGCGTCTAAGTTACCAGTTTCGGCAACTAAGTCACCGACTGACAACAGGGTTGCATGGGCAGCGTCTACAGCGTAAGTTTCAATCTTACCTGTATACGGGTGACCTGATCGGTCTTGAATGGGGCGAAATCCACCAGCCATAATAAAATCCTTAATTTAAAAAGTAGCGTAATGCCCTCTATGGACGTTATTTTACAAATCAATCAGGGTTTCTTACCTGTGGACTTGGGACGGCTTGCGTTGCTTAACAGGCGATCTCTTTGAAATTAGTTAAGCGGCCTAACCTTGTTAAACCGCTGTATACTTGAATTTTAACTCATTATGTGAATGTTTACAAACTACCGCTAAATAAGCTCGCGTTCTGTAACTTTTTCACGACCCATTGGAACGTATTCTTCTTCACCGAGTTTCTGAGCTTGTGAGTTGGTGGTGTTGAGATTTTGCTTCTGCTGTTTAGCCATATCTTCTTTATAGTAAGCTAACTCGATACGCATTAGATAATGAGTTTCATCATTACCAGCCGCGACCGTGAAATCTTCGCCGCGTTCGTCTTTTACTTTTTCATACCAAGCAGCTTCAAGTTGTTCAATCATACCTTTGCGATCAACCGCCCAATAGTAATGATATCCTTCCTCTTTGATTGTTTCAGGTACATGCAGCTTATTGCCGCCTGTCATTGGAATACGTGCAGGGCGATCTTTATTAGCGTGTGCTTGTGAATCTCGTGATTTAGTCATTATTTATTACCTCCACTCATTAACATAACTCTAGCCATTGATGCCTTGTTTAACATGTCTGAAGCTATAAGTTTCACTACGCCGTAAACGGTAACAAGGGGTATATTTGAAGCTGAGTCGATAAGATCTTGCAATTCAATTTCAAAATTATTTATTGATTCTATATCGTTAGAATATTTATCACCCGATATCACTCTGTATCCACTATCGAACGCGCCATTAGGAGACCATGACACATATTCATCAACCAAGCCTCGACTGTAGCAAACCAAATAACCATCAGTATCATGATTGTGAATAGGCGGGACTGGCTTGTCTTTAATTGAGAAGTACACGCCAGCAGTCATAGGGATGGCATGAACCTCTTTGAAGCATTTAAACTTAACCATGTCAACATGGCTCATTAATTTGCTTTCTATGCATTCACGAATGTTAACTTTATTACCCATTACTTGCGCCCTTCCATAGAAGCTCTTACCATGCAATCTTTCGCTTCCAATAACTTACGAAGACCAGCAGTCTTCTCATCACTAGCAATAAGTTCGCTATCCATTTTCGCAGCTAAATCACCGAAAGGCTTACTGATAACCTGTAGTTTTTCTGGTAAATGATCGTATTTAAAATATTTGATAATTGGTTTAGACATTATTTAACCCTCGCGTCTTTAACAGCTTTTAAGAAAGCCTTTTCAGTTTTAAACATTGTACGCCCGAACATTTGCCACTCTTTACTCTCTTCGTTAGTAAGATCTGACATGGATAACTCTTTACTACGGCGCTGCGGTTTACGTGCAACACTTTCAGTCGTGTTTGGTTGATCACGTCGAGCATTAGTATTTTCGGTGGGGTAAAGCTTACTTAACTTACTATCGATATGCGCCAGTGCTTGTGCGGCGGACGCGCCTTTATTCTGAGCGGTGTAGTTGTTAAACATACTTTGAGCAACTACGGTACGTTCGTCGTTTACGTCATTAATCCAAGGGTTTTTAGCTTCCCAATCGACAATATCGGGATCTTTACCTTGTTGCGCTGGTTGCGTGGTTACAGTTTGAGACTCTAACTCGTCAATCTTTTTCTGAGTACTGTCGTAAGCGTCCGTATCTGCAAGGTCAACAGCTTCACGCTGCTTTGTTTTCAAATCTGCTATTTCTGACTTGCGTCGAGCTTCGTTTAACTTGTTGGTGTTTTCAAGTCGGTCATCAAAGTCACGCTTTTGATTGTCCAACTCTTTCTTATTCTGCTTAACCAGCGATATGATTTCGCCGTACTGCACATATTCGCGGGCAGTTTTCCAGCTATCTTCATCACCGGTAAAATCTTTTTGTGGTCGCCAACCCTGATCATAAGCTTTCTGCTCGATTGGCGATAACTTGAGCTCATCAGGCTCGTTATCATCCACGATGGCATCTTTAATGATTTCAGTATCAACACCTTCATCTTTGAGTTGATCGTCTAAATCGGCATTTACTTGGCCTAAAAATTCTGATTCGTCCATTTACTTATCCTCGTCAATAAGTTGTTTAACTATTTCATCACTAAATACGCCGATAATGTCGCTATCACTAACGTAACGTAAGTTTTTATAACTCTCGTCGTAATCTACAACTGAGCTAAATTTGCCGTCGTAGCGCCCTTTCAATTCTACAACGTCACCTTCTTTAACGCCCCAATCAGATGCACATTCGCAACCTGAGAAGCCCTTATAAGCAGTGGGACCAAACGCTAACACTCGACCTAAATCACGGCCTTTGCGTTCACGCTCTGTATCTTTTTCAGTTGTTAAGATAATACCGCCAGTTGATTTAAACTGAACAGGGATGATCTCAATTAGTACATGGTGTCCTAGTGGCTTGACTGGATGGCTCATTTACTCACCTCCAAGTTATTAAAGCCCATTTCAGCTCTTTCAATCGCGACTTCCATAACACGGCTAACGCGCACCCAAGCCGATCCATCTATGGACATGCCAAAAAATGGCTGAGTTTTAAACCCATTTTCAAGATCTATCATCTTATATGTCACAACTGGTCCTGCATTTTCCCGACTGTAAGCTACTCCGTCTTTTGCTTCGGCATCGCTCCAATCGCTTGTATCTACAACTGGCAAAGGTAAGGATTTAGAGTTCATTCCGCACCCTCCAATAAATCTTCATAGGTTTCTTTTAAGGTTTTAACACCTTCAAAAACACCTTCATTATACGAGGCTTGCATTGCTGTCTGATCAACTGTGTCGCGAACAACTGACACGCTCTTGAGGTTAACCACCGCTTCGTTGATTTCTTTAAATATTTGCTGCGTTACTGGATGGCTATTCCAATCCTGTAGGTCTTGCTTGGTTAATACTGGCATTATTCAGCTCCTGTGGCTGCTGTAGTTGCTGCAAAGTTTGCTCGTTTTGCAGTGCTTGCTGATCAATCTGACCTGCTGCTGTGTAGGTCGAGATTTGATTGTTTAAATCTTCCGTCTCTGCTTTTTCCAGATTCAGAACTGTTGCTGAGTTATTCTTCTCAACTTCAGATGCTTCTTTATCTAATTTACTAGCTGTTTCAGCGTCTTTACGTGATTCTTCACGCTCTAATGCATCAGCTTGGCTAGCCGCTATTAAATCCGCTCGTTCAGCCTCACCGCTAATCAGTTCGGCTAAATCTGGATTTTCTGATAATAGTTTTTGTAACTGTTCTTGTGGCTGTAAATCAGGGAATATCTCATCAATATTCTGCGTCCCAATAGCTTCAAAGAAACTTTTAACAACAGGTCTAATATCACCACCCGCAGCTTGCACCAATTGAACCTGACTAAGTTCGGCTTGCGCTTGCTGTATACGTTGTATTTTACTAGAAATTTCAGGGTTTGCAATAGGGACAATATTCATCTTTCGGATATCAAAATCAGCTTCAAAATTAGCCTCTGGATCGTCCAAAACTTCTTGATATTCTTCAGGGTCTAGAAACTTAGCGTTAAGCTCAAATAGCTTCTTAAATTCAGCACTCATAGCGCGATAGACACGGAGGATAATGGCGCCCGCTGATTGCTGCTGCTCTTGAACTAATGCAAGTGTTGTCGTCGCCGGAGCGTTGGCACCTAGCGCCTGTGTTAAATCTGCTGATGCTGATAGCTCTTGTGATGAACTAATCATAAATTGCATCAATGAGAATAACGCCTGACTCGGCTCTTTAACCGGAAGCGGTACGATGCCATTACGCAAGTCTATTGCGGATATTCCCGTTTGTTTCCACTGCCCAGGCTTAAATGCTGAATCGCCCATCTTGCGACGGAAACCTTTAGCTAGCCAACCACCTTGACGGTTTGACAATGTACCAGCATCAACTAACTGATTAGTCGTGGCGTTAATACCTGCAGTTAACGCGCCTAGAATATACGAGTAGCCTACATCCAAGAATCCACCTTCAGGGTCACGAAGGAAACCATACTTAGTAATGTTGTTGATAGCCTTAATGCGTACAATCTCACGCTTACCATCAGTTTTAGCTAATTCACCATCGTCACCAATTAGCGATGATAACTTGGCAGCTCGTAGATTAACCTCATCCTTAACCAGTACATCAGAAGGCTCAAAGCGTGGAGTGATACGGACAACTGTTTGCGATGCCTTTTCAACTACGAATGTATACGGTTCTTCATAACCGTCACCATCTAAATCAAAGTAGCCTTGTTGCTCAATGAACGTGGTGAATTTATCCGATTCTGCTTCATGCTCTTGATCAACTTCTTCAACAGTCGTGCCAAGTGACAACTCAACCTCTAACCAGATACCCTGACGTTGACGCTCAATGACCTCATTCTCAGATAGATCGAACGTTTCACTAAATCGGCGTAAACGCGTAATACTATCAGACGCATTGTTGACAACAAAGTTAGGATGAGTGATGACGTTTGATACTGGTCGGCCTAATCGTGAATCAAAGAATGTTTTCTTAAACACGGTGCCATCATACGGTAGTTTGTACAGAAGCTTCTCGTGCTCGTCGCGCCACTCTTCCATTTCAACATTAAGTTGGTAGTTTGAATACTCAGCAACACGGTCTGCTTGCTTGGCCTTTTCGCCGTTAGTATCACGGCCAATGACCGCAGTCTTTACGACATCTTCTTGACGTAAAAGCTCAGTCGATGCCCTGTCACTAAATTTAAGCGCGGCTTGCATGAGTGTTGGCGACTTGAAGTTACTCGCACCTTCCCACGGTGTTGACTTGGCTTGCTTCTCCTGCTTAACGAGTTTCATACCCGTTTTAACGAAGTCTAGCCATTCCTCCATCGAATCAAGATCGGCTTCAAACCCTTCAATGACGCTTTTACCTAGCAACATCAAAGTTTGCTCGCCAAACATGTCAGCTATGTTTGCCTTGGGTATTGCTACGCCATTGTTAACCGTGAAGTAGGACGCAAGAAGCTCAACGCCTTGCGCTTCAACCGTGCCTTCATCTTCTTCAACTAGTTCTATAATTGGATCTGCCATTTTATCTAACCTTTCGTCATAGATTTAAATTGGTACTTAAATTCGCGCCAGTATATTTCACGCCACTCTTCATCCTTGGTTGGGCGGCAACTGTCAGCGAGGGACTCTGCTATCCTTGCGGCCTCCCTATTGCACTTGTTGTGATCAACTTCCATTATCAATACCCCATCACTCCAACGTCGTCTATGTTAAAATCATCATAGTCATCATCAAAGTTATCCTTTAAATCGTTAACATAACCGCCAGCAAAGCCAAGCGCCATGTATTGTTCTGCATCTGCTGGATGTGAAAACCTGTTCTTGTCCGGTTTATCCTTAAACCTAGCCTCGCCCGACATTTGCATTCGTTTGTATTGATAGCCGCCGATCTTGCCTTTGCGTATCATCGGACATTTACGGCTAACTAGATAACCTGGCTCACCGTCAACAAGCTTAATTATATACGAGTTTACCGCGTCAATACGTTTTGATGGGTCATTCGTTGGTGCTGGTTCAGTTTCAAAGCCCATGTTAAGAGGCTGGATTATATCACCATCCATGTTATCTTCCACATACTCATCGTTAAGTATACCCATTGCTGACTTAGCTTCTGCTTCACCACGACCTTTACCCGCTGGATCAATATAGCTAAATGCAACCTCAATGCCGTAGAAATTACGCTGTAGGAATGGCTTAACAATGTCACGTGCAAACTGCCTAACGCCCATATCTTCACTGACTAATTCAGCAATAACACGAAGTTGCCCGCGTCTAGTTTGCTGACCAATGATACATGATGGAGTTAGACCGCCATCCCAGCCAAGGCCGATTGGCAGATCTTCGATAACGCCCAATGGTTTTTCAGGGCAGTGTAAACGGTCATTGTATTGCGGATAAACTGGTTTACCGTCTTTAATAGTGCCGTAGTTACCCATTACCATTACGTTTATATGATCTTCTTCACTACCGGCTAACATATCTCGATAGTACTTATAGCCACCTGGTAAGAATTTGATGTTTTCAGCTAGTGGGTTATCGGTGTATGTTTCGCCATTCTTGATAAATGGGGCAGGTCCACGGAAGAAGTCAAAGATCTCAGCAACGGCTATCTTCGCCTCTTTGGATTGGTTTGAACGTAGGCAGCCATCTTCAGCTAGTTGATACCACCAGTGGTCATCGTCCGGCGGGTTACTATCCATCAGCAATGATTTACGTGTGCAAGGCTTGTATTTTGGCGAACCATCAGGATTGATAACAACATCACCGTTATCATCTAGCTCTTTCGGTGCGTCATAGATAAGCTTTCCGTTGTCGTCATAAACATCCGTGTAACCGTCAACCTGTGAAGGATAGCGCCCGATACGCTCACGACTACCTTTAACCACTGCGTAAGGTAGCTCACGCGCTTCATTCATGAATACGCCCGTTACCTCCAGTGATAGAAGCTTCTTAACGTCATCAGGTCTATCCAATGCCAAGAATATAAACTTACATTCAACCCTAGTGCCATCAGCAAGCGGATACTGCATATCACCACGCATAGGCTTTAACGTGATCCCGCATATTTGGTGTGGTATCCACTGCTTAAAGGTTGCAAGTGTTGTAGTTTCAAGCATGTCGTAAGTGTTACGGACGATAGCCCACTTGCTTTTACGTATGCCATCACAGTTGGGCTCTTGCAGTACGGCTAGTCTATGCATTTCATTGATGCAGGTTACCGACTTACCATTACCTACTGGGCCAAGGAAGCCCCGCACAACCTTATTGGATGAATGGAGCTTAGCGCCCGTTGCCGATGCTATGTAAGTTATATCAACCATTACCACCACCGAATTGCATATTGAAATTCACCACTTCATGCTTATGCTCAATGGTTTCCTTGAATGCATTTACAGCCCTGTGCTTACCTAACATTTCGCGGTTCTTGGCTTTATCAGTCCATTTTATTTTCTTTAGAAGTCCGACTAACTCTTTCTCATCGTTCCTAAACTCAAACATTTCTGCAATTTCAAACCCAGTTAGCTCTAACCGCCATATTCTAGGCCATTCACTCAGAGGCTTCAGAGAGCCGTCGTCATTGAGTATATCTATCGCATCCATGTTATCCACTTCATAGAGTCGATTAAGCACGTATGTCGCGTCTACTTTGGACTCATGGGCTACATCTTGATTGACTGAGTCTAGAAATTGCTTTACGGCAGGATTAGACAGGATTTGATTACCTAAGGCTCTCCGCCTATCTTCGTTCTTGCAATCACCGCCAGCCTTCTTGTGAGCCTGAGCGGGCTTCATTCCCTTTAGTGTGTTCATTGCCATCTTTCGTCTTAATGGCGTCATACCTTCAAGCATTTGCTTCTGCTTCTCGGTAAGGTCTTTGATGGCATTTTCTTTAGCCATAATAACCCCCTCTAGGATTGTTTGTTATTTGCCGCTACTGCTAGCACCATTAAATATACTCCAATCGCAGTGTGTAATCCTGCGTTGTAATATACAAAACTAAAACCTGTAACCATTAACGCTATTACTAACATGCTCACCCCTTAATTATAACACTTTTTTTTACCGAAACAAAAAAGCCCCGATATACGAGGCTATAAATCTACTTTTTAAACCAGTTGGTTATACGTTCCCACCTTCGACCAATCATAAACCCAACGATCAAGGCTGGTGCAATTAAAAATAAACCTGTCATTTAAACCTCACTAACTTTATTTGTGAACAGTGAGCTAACAGCGCCCACAGTAAGCATGATTATGATCACTATCAAACTTATATTCGGATCAATATGGTACGAGATCAATGAGCTTAGTATTAACTTTGCAGATATGAATACTAGGACGCACATAACAGCCTTATCCATGTTAACAAAGTATTTGTTGAGTGATTCAATGATGAAGAACATAGACCTTAAACCAAGTATAGCGAATATCATGGAGCTATAAATTAGCATTGGATCCTTAGTCACCGCTATGATAGCTGGAACACTATCAAACGAAAATATTATATCACTCACCTCAATAACGCATACAGCAATAAAGAACACGCTAGCACCAGGGTAAGCCTTTCTAATTAATCTAACATACCAAACTTTATCATAATCAACATCATCATCACCGTCAGACTTAGCCATTAGATAAACCGTAAACAGTATGATAAATGCAAATACCAATTCTACAGTGCCACCTATGTATTCTATCGACTTGGCACCGATGATAACAAATACAAGCCTGAACACTATCGCGCCAGCAATACCCCAGTGTAGAGCTGCATGTTTTTTTCTGTCTGGTATTTTAAAGTATGTAAATATCAAACTGAATACAAAAAGATTATCGAACGCTAAAACCTTTTCTAATGAGTAACCAGTTAGGAATAAGCTTGCATCACCAGCACCCCTAGTTAGGTATATGTAACCCGCGAATGCAAACGCGCAAGCAATATAAAATAGTGACCAGCAAACGGCAGACTTAAATGACACTTCAGCATCTTTTCTGTGCAAGTAAAGATCCAGCATTATCATCAAGCAAACTGATACGATAAATACAATTAGAGTCTGAGTGTCGATCATAGTCCATACCTTTTCATTGGTAGATCAAGTCTAACTGCAATATCTCTTGCTACTAGCTTTTCGCAACCATCAAAGCTACCATCAGCCTCGCCAATGTAACAGACTATTCTCATGATCATCTCTGCTTCTGGCGTCCCCTTGGCTTTTGAGATTGAATCAAGCATTTCAAGTGTTGCCATACCCTTGTCAAAACCAACCTTTTCATCGCATGCTTTTATCTCTGCGAGAATGTCATTCAATTTAAACTGAGGTAATTCTTTTGCAATGATTTTGGATACAGCTTTCTTTTCATCACTATCAAAGTCATCGTCAGCATTTGCGATCAGGTAGCTTGCTTCTATTACACGTTTAAAAGCAGCCTTATCAACAACTCTAGATAAAGCAACCTCGCCATTAACAATTGCGCTTTTTGCTAAATTCTTAATTTTATCAAACATACAAACCTCTCTATATAAAAAAGGAGCTTAACAGCCCCTTTTGTCGTTACTTTATTTATTATTGAAACATTTCACCAAAGGCTTTGATGGCGTTTGATCCTTGACCTTTTTTATGGAATTCACTTTCATTTTCAATAACCCATCCACTTGAAGTCTTAATAAGTGAGAATGCAACCAACACGGTATCACCAGCAGCGGCACCAGAAAGCAAGATGTCACCAATTTGATCGCTATTTTCATTATCGCCATCACAAACACGGAAGTGAGTATTTACAGCTCCGTGCAAGTCAGCACCAGCATAAGCAACAAGACCGATAACGACTTTATCAACATCTTTTGACAGTTTAGCGGTATTGATAACGATATCCTCATCGTCGCCCTCACCTTCACCGGTAGTATTATCTTCCGATAGTAAAACACCCGCTGTTGACTTATTGCCAAAGTAAACAAAGTCACTTCCGGTTTTAAGTTTACCGTCAGTAAGGACTGCGCAAACGATATCTAAATCAACTGGCCCTGTCGGGTTGTCCCAACCAGCACCAAAATAGAATGTACCGCTGTTTTCCTGCTTTGATTTAACGCTTAACTCGAATGTAATTCCTTTCTCGATAATATTTAACATTTTATTTTCCTTCTTTTTTTGCGATTGCAGAAAGTGTTACAAGTCCGTTTGGCTTTGCTTCTTTCCAGATTATTCTAACATCACCCTGTTCAAGGGCTTTTCTTAGAGAGTTAGGTTTGCGAGAAACCTCTGTTATTGTCATGGTCTTCATTTGGCTTCCTCTTCAATATTGATAATACTACTACAACCGTTATAACCGTGTCAACCGTTAAAATCATTTATTTTACTGTGAACATAAAAAAGCCCCATTAACTGAGGCTTTTTATTAAGCAGTAGCTTTACGCTTTCTTGCTGGTTTTTTTACCTTTACCACTACTACCGGATGCTTGCTGTTTTTCGGCTGCTTTTTCTTTATTGTTGTTACTCTTGGCAATGTCGTACTCCAGTCTTTTCTCTGTTAGGTCATTAGATCTTACGTTTTCTCTATTTGTTATTTGATGCTCTCGCCATCTAAGGTAACCAATCACAACCCCTGCGACGCCTATTGCAACGCCTGCCAGCTGAATTATTAACATCGGGGTTAACGTAACTGACGCTTCGGCAGTGGCGGACGCAAGTTTAACACCGTCGTTATCACCCGCTTTAACAATTTCAGGGAGCAGGATTAAAGCACTTCCTGACGCAGTTAAAATAGCCGGCACTCCACCACTTTCAGCCATAAAACCTCATTAATTGGCGTTTATTTATAATTAGTTTTCATTGCAATATAAGCCGCTATACACTCAACGCCCCATATTTTAGAGTTAAAAACCTCATGAATAGTTGGTATGATATCATAATGTGGCAGTGTTAATCCATTTAGCTCCGCGCCGTTTATCGCCATCATAAAACTTATGAGTGATTGCGGCAGTAGGCAGGCTGCAAATATTTGAGATATCCTTGTCACTCTTATCATCATGATACCAAACGAAAGTAGGAAGAGTATCGACAAAGCCCAATAGTAAACCATATTTTCATATGGCAAGCTTCGATCACCTAATGAGTTAATAAGCGCGTAATCAGCTGTCATGTGACCAACAACCACAAAAAGGTATATTAACAATGGTAGCTTTCTTGATTTACTGTATGAATAACCAAGAACTACAAACAATAACGCATTCTCAATTAGGACTGTTGTTTCTAACACGCTTTACCTCCACTTGTTCCAGTGGCTTAAATTCTATATCTTCCTTGAACGCCTTAGCTGGGCTTAATATAGCGTATGCCAACATTACACAACACGCCAATAATAAAACCACCATGCATGCAATTAACAATAATTGCTGCCACAATTCTAAATCATACATACCACCCCCTTGGTTATACTCTTATTCTACATGCTTATTACGTCCACGAGTCTTTTTTAACTATCTTCGCCTTTCTCAATGATATCGCGTCTTCAACTAATAGCGTCATTGCGTAATCGTGAAACACTACCCGCCCATCGTAAAACCCAATATTACTAAGCTTTAAGTCAGTCATGAATGACGGCACCACTGGAGGCACCTCATCCGGACTGACTGGCACCGTTTTCTTCATAAGTAGGAATTTGCAGCAGTCACTAATGCAATCAATAGGCGCTAGGATTAACTTTAAATCCTTGTAGAAACTACCCGGTGATACAGCCGATTCCCACAATGAAAACTCAGCAGTGTTATCTATGATCCCCCGCGTATCTTGTGCAACTTTAACGACAAGATTGTCATCAGGTAGCCACTCATAAACGTCACGCGTTTGACCGCTACCAATATGCTTACCTATAACAAAGCTTTCTAATCCGTCTGGTATATTCATACCACCAACCCCGTATTCACGCCTAATTTGCCATAATTCAAATTAGCCGCAACAGACATCTCAGCAATCTCCCGCCTGCTTATCTTGCGTCTAAGCCTGATTGTTTCTCGTATCATGGTTGATGTATATTGACCTATTGCACCCGCCACCATCGCGCAGATAAGTATTTTAATCATGATTTTCATGACTTGCGAGTTATGTTGATCGATTCAGCATCAAATAGCATTTTAACTAACGCCGCTGGTGAATTACCTTTTGATTGCGCGTGCTCGACTAGGCTTACAATATCATCAATCAGCTTTTCTTCATCGGTGCGAGTGTCGATGGTTGAAAACACGCAGCCATGAATGCTAATTGTTTTGTGCACCATCAAATGCACACCTTTAAACCAAACTTCATCACCATCATACCCAAGTATTTTACAATCGTAATTTGAATTGAGAAATTTAACGTGGCACTCCATCCCAACTAATGGCCGATCACCCGCGTCACTCATCGCCTTGGTATATACTGGTTTAACATCAGGTATAGCTCCAAATTTTAACGGGCTAACCCCATCCTCAGCCGATATATCCGCCAAACCAAAGCCTCTTGATTCCAATAAGGCTTTTCCATACTCAGAACTTCCGCTTATGTTAAAGTTACCCTCCTCCGCAATATCAGGATTGTTAAGAACAACCCCCACATCAGGGTTATTTATAACCTTGCATCCAGACCAGTTTTCAGGCTCAAGGCCGAGGTGTATGCGCATGTCGATAACCTGCCTTGGCGTGTACGAGTTACTGAGGTAGCGGTAGTCACCAAGTACAGCCTTATTTCCTTGTTTGGCTAAATTCAAGTTGGCAGATAAATCACCAGTTGGTATGAACTCTTTATCACAATTGCAGGCAAGCCACTCTAAATCGTTAGCTGGTTTGAATTTGCTGGCGCTTTTAAAATCATTAAGAGACAGTGTGTACACGTTATAGTCACCACGGTCGATCATCTTATAACTTATTAATTCACCTTTAATTTCAAATACGCTTCGCTCACCGAAATCTGTATCCCAAGTTTGCCCTACCATTACTTTTACATTTTGCTTATTCATTTCATCACCCTGTTAAATTTATGATACTATAAGCCAAAGCTCACTCACCTCGCGCTTAGCCCCTTGTTACCATTCCAAGGGGCACCCATTCAAACTACGCCTTTAAAATAGTTCTTGCCGTAACTAAACTCATCCAACTTCCTATCAAGCTTTAGCTTCTCTTTCAGCCTGTCGATTTTGGTTGTTGTGCTTAGCTCCTTGATTTTAGCCGCTTGCTTATCTAATTTGTTTGATTTACTCATAACGCTCACTCCACCTTATTAAACGAACTCTACCAAACAAATATCTATCGAACTATGGCACGGCTGATCTGCCCCTATCGTAGAATACAAATCAACTACATTCGCTGTAAAATCAACATTGCTTGCTATGAACTGACAACCCGCATAAGTAACTACTTGATTACTTGCTTCGCATTCTGAGTTTTTCTTGAACTCCATTAGGCTTAAGCCTGATCTATTCATGATTAGCACCTGTTGGTTTATCGGTCATTGATGCTACAAGGTGAGAGAATTTAATTATATCTTCATTGTAAAAACTATCACGCAGCGACTCCATCATTTTGGGATGCTTATCACTAGCCTCATCCTGCCATGTAACCTTAGTTTCAACTTTACGGTAAAGGTTGCCTGACTTGTAATTGCTGAGAAGCATGTTGTTACACTTAACTTCACATTGCTCACAGTGAACATTTATAAAATGAATCGTGTTAAGTTCTGATTCTGCAAACTCTTTTGCAACCTCCCAAAATGGCGTCTCACCACATTTAATAAAAACATACTCAACCTTAGTTTTAACTGGCTTAGATGGTGGCACTAACTGATCGATGGTAGCAGTTAATCCGCTCAATACAGATTCAACTTTATCAGGCAAATCATCAAATCCAATATCAACGCCAAACTTATAACCTACTGACTCAGCAATGTCGCAGACGCAATTATACATACCCCTGTTATACTCATCGTTAAACGCTTCCATTTCAACGTCGGCAGGCTTGGCGCTATCACAACCCGCCTGGAAGTCGGCGAGGGTTAGTTGTTTAGATTTAGGCGATGGACCATATTGAAGAACGTCGAACTTAGGCCATTTAGATATGATAGATCCTAACTGGTCGTAACCCAACATGGGGCATCTACTATTATCATGAAGCCCAAATTTGATGCAGTAATTAAAAAACAACTCCCGCAATTCTCCGTTGTCATTTTCAATATGCTTATTCATTAAATCTTCTTTACAATTAATCATTCCCGCTCACCTTCTTGTTATCTCGATACTGGCGTAATGCCTTACCCATGATTGACGACTTACTTGCGAAAGTCTTATCTGAATGCTCTTGAAGCCAGTCTGATAATTCCTTAGGCAAGTGTGCAACTTCCTTAATTCTTTTAACTTTCATTTAAACCTCCGAACAAACTTGATAAACCTAGTATGGGCGCGCTGCGGGACTATTGCAATGTTTATTTTAAAAGAAACTGTGCAATTTATCGTATATCTCCCTATCCGTTCCCCTGAATATTTTAGCCATTGCACAATTGATCAATGCGTTATAACACTGGCTAAACCGCTCAGGCTCCATATTCTCGAAAGCCAATGACTCAGCCTCTATTTTTAAATTGCCGCCTATATCCCATGTTTGAACATAAAATCCCGCTTGAATTGTCAAGTCCTTCCTGAACGTTTCAAACTGGGCTTTCTCATCCATAAACTGCCAATGTGTTCTATCGGCGCACCAATGAGCGAAACAGAAATTAAAGAACACGAACATCTTTCTGAGGAATCCAGGTGTTCGACTTAATTTAATATTAATCTCGTAATGCTCAAAATTCTTAAACCGTTTCATCCTGTCGGCTTCAATGTCAGAAGCTGGCACCAATGCACCGCCCGCCTGTTTAATCATGTTTATTCTCATTGATTGGCCTCAAATACCGCTTGAGCAAATCCGCGAGGTGTTGCGCTGCGTATGTTTTTAGTTCGTAACGATTTACCGCCGCACAACTTCCAGCCTGGATTATCTTTGCTAAATGGTTCCAGGCGCCTCTTTTCAGGTTCAGAAAATCCACCGCCTGACCATATGCACGTGTTTTTATTGTATCTGTCACGCTCTGGATATATCTCTGGATAGAATGGGTGATAGTCATTACCCGGTAAATACTCAGCGTAATCACACGGATGAAACTTAAAGTCCGGCTTTCTCCACATCGAGCTTATTACACTTACAGGGTTTTCAAGTGCCCACTTACATCCCAGCGACTCACCTAAATCTTTAGCCAAGTAGACTAATTGCATCGCTTCAATTTGAAAGCCCGGGTTAGCTTCAGCCTTAACCTTAAAGTGTCTAGCCCCGGCAACAGTTAAATCAGTACACTCCGGGAAGCTGAACACGATCGATACATCACCCCCGGTAATTAGTTTTATTTTATCAACGTCATCATTACCGGGTTGATTACTAAACCACATGCCCACATTTAAAATATTAGGATGATCGGACTTCGTTACACCTTTAGGATGCTGCCCGTCGAAGCAACAGCAAAGATAACCTGCATCAGCCCAGGGCTTTGCCATTAGGCCGGTTACGTCAAATAAGAACACTGCTTTCTTCATCACCCTACCCCCTGCAAAATTTTGGTCGTTTACGTGGCTGTATATTCAAATCTCTCAATGCTGCGAAAACAGTTGCCTTGCACACATCAAACATATCAGCCAGCTGTTCATAATTACGCACACTTGGATTGTTTATTATGTACATTTTCAAGTTGCGAACTCGCCGTTCTAATTTTCTGCCGCCTTTGTTCATCTTAACCACCCCCAAAATCAAATGCGTCTTGCGGCTTCTTAACTCGCCTACCTGTTTTGCAAACTGGCGATTTATACTTAAACTTCGCATCCATTCCCATGGCTAGCTTACCAGCGTGGTCGCAAGTTTCCTTGAACGGGTCCTTAGAGTTACCCACCTTTTTTAAGTAATACTGATAAGCATCATTGGCACATCGACTAGCCTTTGGTTCACACAGCTTGTTGGCTATTAAATGCTTTTTAACGTTGCTGATTATTAGTTCTTTCTGGTCCATTCACCCACCCCTGCTAACCTTAAATGGCCGCTCTCTTAATCATTAGTCGGCTAGCACCAACTTTCAGAGGGCGGCTTTCTGTTTACACTTTCTGATATAGCTCACCATCAATAACTTTGAAGTCATCAGCGTACCAGTTGTTCAGCGTGTCGCCGTAATTGCCAGCCGCCTTGCAGTTAGTCCATACGCACATTTGAGGCTCCTCGTCATCATCCATACGCTTGATGAAGTCATCTTTGTTTTTATTAAACAATGACAACGCATCCTCTTGCGTAATCAAATCAGTATCAGCAAGCATTCTATGTTTTGTTCCGTATTGGAACATGCAGTTTAATTCAGTCATCTCAATTTCCTTTTAACAGGCATCTCGCCCAATTTGTTCTAGTTATTAGTAAGTTTCACATTTAACACGGCCAATTTCGGCCGTTGATTCCAAGTGACCATAAGCCCAATAATCTTCAAATCCGCATTTAGTGCATTTAACATCAGCCTCGCATAAAGTGCTTTCAATCCAACTTACAGGTTTTAGATCATTTAACCCGCCGCATTTATTGCACGTTCCATTTTGCTCATATTCGTCACGCTTACTCATATCATCACCTATTAGTTTTTAAAAGTGGTCTGCATACCCACAGAATATTTCTTTTAGCTCAACTTCGGTCAACCCGCCCAGCGAACCAACGATCACATTTTCATCAATGACATCAAAATCTATCGATTCGCATTCAACATCAATAAATTCAATATCACCTTCAATTGCAAATAGGCTCCCTGAAATCCGAGTTGCCCCCTCGTCTAGATACTTAGCAACATCATTATCGTTTAAGTTTTTAACTAAAATTATATTTACGTAAAATTGCATAATTAATTCCTATTAGTTTTTAAATTCTGAAAGTTGTTCAATCGGGTTTATCTCAATTACCTGATTCGAACTGTGCGGCGCTGTGACGTTAAGTTTGCTGATACCCATATCATTTAACGCCTTGTTCAAGTTATCGTCCTTACGGGTCGCGCTAGGCGTATTATTCGAGTTGCTGTAGCCTTTCATCCATTCTGCCTTGAATGATTTCCAGCCTCTAACTTCCCACTCGGTTAACATGTCATCCAGTGAGTAACCAAGTTGACCACCAGCGTTAAATTCCTTAGCCAGTGCGTTTACAATTCTTTGAGTTAATGCGCCGCCTTTGTTTTTGGTTCTGATCCGTCTAACTTCTGAAATATCATCCTTGGTCATATTAAACATCGAGAAATCTATTGATTTCTGACTCGCTTTAGCGACCGATTCGGGTATAGGGGTATCAGGATTCAGGATAGGGGAATCAGTAATAGGGTATCCGCAATCAGGAATCAGGTTAAGGGAATCAGTGTGGCAAGATGCGATCTCGTTAAACTGTTCTTGAGTTATGCTTGAACCATGCTTGAACCATGCTTGAACCATGCTTGACTTATCTACTGGTAACTTGCTGAAATCTATATAATTGTTAAATTTCTTAACATTGCACCTTTTGCATAAAATCTGAAGGTTATCATCAATCGAGTTACCACCTTTAGATATTGGCATCTTATGATCTACCTCAAGATTCTCAACAGCGCCACAGCAAGCACATACCCTACCGCAACGATCATACGTTCTATTTCTTATGGTATTGTTCATTGCAATGTATCCAGCGCAAACAGTATCCTTGTGGTTAAGTGGAGCTGGCAATATGCTTGCTATCTCTTTATGGTGTGGGTTTTGGTGCTTTGCCCACTTGTTAATTTGAAGGTATTCTTTATCTTCAACTGTATATATTTCTATGAATTTATACACAGATAGAGAATTTACCATCTCGATCATGTCGCAATTGTCATACGGAAACAGTTGAGCTTTAATTCTTTTAGGCCTTAATTCAACTCGACCCTCTCTATCAGCAAGACACCAAAGGCCGATAAATAAAAGTCTGTTTAATGCTGGAAGCTCTGCTAAATCTTCATTGTCAAAGAAAGCAGGTTTTATGTTTCTGGCTCTAGCCATGTTACTATTACCTTCTAAGTTTATTAATTACGCCTCGCTGACACGGGGCTTTTTTATTTATGCAACGGCCAATCTGTATTCAATTTTCTTAACTTTAATCACGCCAACATGACCAAGCATTTCCTCAGTAGGCAATTTCTTACCCGTCATAACAGCTGATACATGAGCGTTACTAACGTCCATTGATTTTGCATACAAAGCCTGCTTACCATTAAAGCTTTCTGCAATGTGAACCCTAAGCTTTTTAATTACATCTTCAATCTTCATTGGTTTACCTCGTTACTCAGTTTGTATTTAACATATTAACCCATTTGAGTTTAATGTAAAGCTAATTATGCAATCATTCATCATATTTTTGGCAATAAAAAACCAGCGCGAGGCTGGCTTTATTAACAATTAATATTAGCACTATTTAACATAAATGCTGGTTAATTATCGTTAATGTCAGCTATTTTCAACGAGCCATTCTTGCATGGTCGGAGGTTTGACGCTTTCAATTGCCC